AACGCTCCCTATCTGTTCATTGGTAGCGTGAGCTGCACCGGGGCGACTTCAGGTGCAGCGGTCACAATGAATTTGAAATTTACCGACACTTCCAACACGGCGCAGGTCGTTAGCGTCACGGCGAACTGCACGACGCTCGGAGGCGGCAGCTACGCCTCGTTGACATGGCCTGTGAATGCCAAAGCCTCTACTACGGTGACGATTGGCGCAACGATTACCGGGTCTCCAACCTTCGACGTTGTCCCTAGGTTGATTGCCGAATGAAAAATCGCCTGACATCTCTTGCGTCCTGTCTTTGGCTGGTAGGGATGTGCTTTGCCCTGACGGCCTTTCCGCAGCAGCCGTTCATTCCAAACAGCCTTACGACCAGTGAGCAATTTGTGGGAGATGACGCTCCTCCGGCCGTGGCGAATGCCTTAGACGATGAGTTCAATCAGTCCACGTTTAATTCGTCACAGTGGACCTGGGTGAACCAGTCTACGGCAACGGCGACCGTAAACGGTTCTGGGTTTTTGGAACTGGCCAGCACGGCCGCTAATGGCCAGCGGATGTTGACGCAAAGCGTTCCATCGGCCCCGTATAAATTCGGCACACATCTGGCATGCGGACAGACGCAGGAAAACTTCCACTCTTGCGGGATCACGCTGCGAGAGTTAGCTACGCACAAGTCGATCATTCTGTATCTCAGTGATGTCAGCAATGTTTGGGACATAACTGCGTTTTCAATGACCGACGACATTGCCGGAACCGCGGGCACGCAGCTATTTACCGGCGTTTGGTATTGTGGAAATACCGCCTACCTACAGCTAGAAAGAGTCAGTGCAAACATCAATTTCTATGTCGGCTGCGACCCGGCCTACAACTCGACGTTCCGTGCCGGGCAGGCCGCTGTCGCAACTTATTTCACAACTGCCCCGGACCAAGTCGGTCTTTTCTCTGCCACAAGCGGGTCGCCAGCAACGGCCACGAATGCGCATTTTTATTGGTTTAGAAGGATTTCGTAGATGAAACTGTTCATTTCATTGCTGCTGTCCGTGCTGACGTTGGGAGCAGCGCAGGACGTTCGCAACTCAAACTATCTTGCAACCGGAGAGCTTACGCATGGCGATGATGCTCCGCCACTTGTGGCCAATGCGATGGACGATGAGTTCAATCAAGCCACGTTCAACTCTGGCCTGTGGACTTGGGTGAATCAAAGCACAGCATCGGTGAGTGTCAGCGGTAAGGGCTATCTGGAAATGACCGTTCCGGGCGGCGGCACGGGCGGATTTCGCGAGATCGTTCAGAACCTTCCATCTGCACCGTACAGTTTCAAAACCAAGTTCGTATGTGGTGGAGTTTCAGAAAATTTCCATTTCTGCGGCATGGTGCTGCGTGAATCGGCAACTGGAAAAGCTGTTGCAGTTTTTCTGCAGAACAGCGGCCCTACCTGCGCCTCATTCGAGTATTCAATAACCAACGACACGGCCAACCCCGCCACGTTTAACGTACCGGTCAGCGGCAGCGGCAGCAGCAACAGCAATTGCGGGCCGTTCTATGTGCAGATGGCAAGGACGGGGACGACCATAACGATTTCATGGTCTACCGATCCCGCTATCGATTCGATGGTACGAACGGCCAGCTTCACGATGACGACGTACTTTACGACTGCGCCCAATCAGATCGGGATTTTCACCTCCGGACAGACCGCGACCAACACTGGCTATGGAATCTTCTATTTCTTCCGGAGGATTTCGTGAAGACTTTTGTTGGCCTGCTTGCTGCCATCCTCGCCGTAGTTCTGGCACAGTCGCCGAGAAATGCAACTTCACTTTCTGCGGGGGAGACAACGCACGGCCCCGACGTTCCTCCAGTCGCCGCCAACGCGATGGACGATGAGTTCAACGATAGCGCCTTCAACTCTTCGAAGTGGACTTGGGTAAACCAGAACGGCTCATCCGTTTCAGAAACGGGCAAAGGCTATTTGGAATTTGTTGGCGTCACCCAAGTCTCAACGACTCCAGCTATCTTCCAAGCCCTGCCATCACCTCCCTACAAATTCACGACGCACTTGGCTTGTGGCGGTGCAGAAGCAGGGGCCGGAAGTCTCGGATGCGGAATCGAGTTACGTGAATCCGCTACGAATAAAATTGAGCTGCTGAACATCTACCCCAATGGGAGCAATGGAACCACGTTCAACACGAGCGTATACACGCTCACCAGTGATGTAGTCCATTCAGGGGGCGCTGTCGTTTTCGGAGATGTCACTTGGCCCTGTGGAAATGCGGGATATTTTAGAGTTGGACGTTCCGGTTCAAGTCTGACTTTTGAGGTTTCTTGCGACGGAGCGCCGGATAGTTTTTGGAACTTGGGAACTAGCGCACTGACTGACCATTTCACCACGGCGCCTGACCAGATTGCGATCGAGGCCGATACCGTTGTCAGTGACAGCGCCTATGGAATTTTCTACTGGTTCAGGCGAACCACATGAGAGGTCGCCGCCCGCTTCCGAGCAAGGTCAAGGATCTGCGCGGAAGGCCTGGCAAGCGCCCGGTCAATGAGAATGAGCCGGAACCGCCATCCGGGGATCCAGAAATGCCGGACGGGTTATCGGAAGCCGCACAAAAGGAATGGCACAGACTTCTACATGTCCTTCGCCCGACGCGCGTGCTGACCATTGCCGACGGTCTGAACCTGGCCGCCATCTGCTACACCTATGACATTTGGATGCAAGCGTACGAGGATGTCAAAACGCTCGGCACGCAGATCAAACAGCCAGTGATGGGCCGCAAAGGAACAGCGGAAGAAGGCACGATTGTCGACTATATCCGGAAAAGGAATCCGGCTGTAGCTATCGCAAACGAAGCCGTGAAAACAATGAAATCCTACATGGTGGAAGTCGGGCTCACGCCGGCCTCGCGCAGCAAACTCCACGTCGAGAAGGAAAAGCCCGTCGATCCGGCGGATGCGTATTTTCAGAAGAAGATGCAATCGAGGCACGTCAATTGAGCTACCTAGCTATTTGGGTGATTTATTTCATCGGCCAGGCGTTGCACGTTCTGCTTGCCGCGAATCTTGTCATCAAGAGCAAGCTCAACGCCGTCGGTTCCTTGGCGGGGTATTTCGAACTGCGGTGGATACCGCTGCTTTGCCGGCTGTTCCTGAACACTCTAATTTTCGTCGTCATCTGGAATAACCCGGCGCTAGTGAACATCGAGCACTTGATGCCGACTGTATCGACACAGATTGCGATGGCCGGAATCCTGGGATGGTTCTCCGATTCCGTGTTCGACAAATTCATTTCGATGGTTCCCTGGCTGCAGAAGGAATTGCCCGCAGTCCCGAACGATTAAGGGAGGATCAGGATGCCAACACTCATCTGGCTTCTCATTTCAATTCTCATTTACGGACTGTTTTTCTGGCTCCTGCTGTATCTGGTGGGCATGTTGCCCGAGCCGATGCAGAAGATGGCGCGGATCATCGTGGTGATCATCGCTATCGTCGTAGTGCTTAGTTGGATGGGAGGGCTGGTGCCTATCGTGCTGCCGCCCTTCAAGACTATCAGGTGACGTGATTAAGAAGGTCGCTGGCAAAAGCAAAACGCTTCCCCATCACCCGGCCGAGGTTTACGCGCTCCAGGCCGCAAATGGGAAACTGGTCTGCTCGAAATGGGTGCGCCTGGCTGCCCTTAGACACTTGCGGGACCTGAACGACGCCCACCGGCGCGGCCTTTGGTTTGACCCTTCCGCGGCTCAGGATGTCATCGATTTCTTCGGGCTCCTGCGGCACTCGAAAGGCGAATGGGCGAAACAGGAGTTCACGCTCGAGCCGTGGCAGCAATTTATTATCTGGGTTCTCTATGGCTGGAAGCGGGCGGACGGCACGCGCCGATTCCGGTCTGCTTATGTTGAAATCGCCAGGAAGAACGGCAAATCGACGGTTTGTTCCGGTATTGGGCTTTATGGCCTGGTGGCCGATGGCGAAGAGGGCTCCGAAGTCTATTGCGTGGCGACCAAGAAAGATCAGGCCAAACTGGTTTTTGCCGAGGCCGAGAAGATGCGCAAGGCTTCGCCTGGCCTGGCGAAGCGCATTGAATCCTGGCGAAACAATATGTGCGTGCCGGAAACGAACTCCAAGATGGAGCCTCTGGGAGCCGATTCGGACACGCTCGATGGACTCAACCCGCATACAGTGATCGTCGATGAGCTCCATGCTCACAAGTCAGGAGCACTTCTGCAGGTAATGGAAACGGCCGTCGGCGCGCGCATGCAGCCGCTCATTTTTAAGATCACCACTGCCGGCCATGACCGCGAATCTGTTTGTTGGGCCGAACGCGAACGCAGTATCGCAATCCTCGAGGGTTTGAAACAGGGCGATGACGTGTTTGCCTTCATCGCTTGCATCGACGAAGGTGACGATTGGCGTGACGAGGCTAACTGGCCTAAGGCTAACCCTAATCTTAACGTTTCGGTGAAGCTCGAAACATTGCGCGAAGATGCCCGCAAGGCCGATCAGCAACCGTCATCGCTCAACGGCTTTCTTAAGCTACGCCTTAACGTCTGGACGAATCAGGAACATGCAGCAATCAAGATCGAGCAGTGGAATCAATGCGTCGGCTTCTCGCTGAAAGGAATCGACGTCAAGGTTCTGCGCGATCAGATGCTCAAGCGCCTCGAAGGGCGCCCATGCACCATCGCGGTCGACCTGTCCTCAACGAACGACCTGGCATGTTCACTGAAGCTGTTTCCGCCGGATTCGGAGGAAGAACCGTTCATCTGCATCCCGGATTTTTACATTCCGAGAGACAACGTCGAAGAAGCGATGGACAAATGGAGGTCGACGCAAGCGTCCTATGACGTTTGGGCCCGAGAGGGCTTCCTGCACCTCACCGACGGCGACGTCATCGACTATGACGAGATCGAGCTTCAGGTACTCGAGGACTTCAGGCGCTACGACGTGAAAGAGCTGGCCTTCGACCCGTGGAACGCCACGCAATTCTCGAACGATCTGCAAAAGGCGGGCATTCACGTCGACAAACTAGTTAAGTTCCCGCAGACCGTTGCGATGTTCGCCGAGCCAACGAAAAGGCTGCTCGAAACCATGATTCCAGGGAAAAGAATTGCGCACTTAGGGAATCCGGTTCTCCGTTGGATGGCTTCGAACCTGGTAGTACGCGAAGACAATAACGGGAACAAGCGGCCGGTAAAGAAGGCCCGCGCAGCGAAGATTGATGGCATGGTCGCTCTGATCATGGCGCTCGGCCGCACCATCACGACGCCGCCGAAGCCTAAATCGGTTTATGAAACCCGGGGCGTGCTTACACTGTGAAGCGCTCATTGTGGTCAGGCTTGATGTCATGGCTTCGCGCCGATGCCGGCGGCGGCGGAACGGCCATCAATCCGCTCGATGACCGCTATTATGGGAATTCTGCGGGCTATGGGACCGCGTCCGGACAGCATGTCACGCCAGAGATAGCGCTGCGGCTTTCCGCGGTATATGCCTGCGTGCGCGTGGTCTCGGAAACGATCGCGTCGCTGCCGCTGATTATTTACAAGCGGCTGCCGGACGGCGGCAAGATTCGCGCGGTCGAGCATCCGCTCTATAAGGTGCTGCACGACAAGCCGAATCAATGGCAGACATCGATGGAATGGATCGAGATGATGCAGGGACATCAGGAGCTGCGCG